TCCTGTATACGTGGCAACATACCAACATAGGAAGTGAAGATAACTACCTTGGCATCAGGATCTGTATCTAGATGGTCATTGACATAGGTTTTTAACGCCTCCAGTTTAGGTTGCTTCATGTTTGCTTTAACTAGCCCACGTTCTTTGAGGCTGAATGCATAAGCACTACCCTCACCTAATCCTTTTTCAAAAGACTCAGCACTGGTATGCAACAGCCCTGGATGATCACATAGCATTCTAAGAGCGGTGATCTTGCTCATGATAGACCCACGCATCATATCTGCAGGACTTCCTGGCTTATGTTCCAAACCATAATGAGCAAACAACGAGAACCCAGCACCAAGCAGTTGTGATGCCTCCACTAACTCTTGTGTGAGTTCCTCTGCTATGTAGTTGTATAGATACTTACCTTCTTTATCCAGTGAGACAAATAAAGGATCTCTATGCAAGGTATCTGGTAGGTATGGGGCAACGTCTGGGTCTGTCTGCACCTTACGAACCGAAGAGGATTGCATTTTCTGATGGAAGATAGGAAGGTTTCTATATCTTTGTACGCCACCAAAATGGTTACGAACGATAAAGGTCTGATCAAAGAGATCAAAGCGACCCAGTAAAGTCGGGTCAACAAACTGCATGATGCTGTACAACTCTTCTGGACGACCGTTCTCAATGGGTGTTCCAGTAAGTGCAAACCTGATAGGGATATTCTTAGATAGATCTTTTACTTTCTTAGATCGCTTAGAACGAAAGCCTTTAATAGCAGTGGCTTCATCGCATACTATGGCGCCCCAGTTAATCTTGCTAACGATCTCCCAGTCATTGACTATCGACTCGTAGTTAGTAATGACGTAGCCTTCTTTGGCTGATCCTAAGTAATAGTCTGTGCTTCTTCTTACCTTGTTGCCATCAATGACCTGTGTGTCTTGATCGGAGAACTTTTGGATTTCTTTTTCCCACTGGTACTTAAGGCTAGACAACGCAACAACAAGCACAGGACCTTTTACTTTGCCATCATCTCTAAGGCCTTCAATGGCGGCAATAGTCATACATGTTTTGCCCAAGCCCATCTCATATGCTACTAACATCTTTTTACGTTCAACCATTTTGGCTACTGCCTCTGGCTGATATGGTTTCAAAATTCCTTTAAACATTGTCGATGGGGGTTGGGGCAGTTGCTAATGAACCGCAGAGCGCACACTTCATGTCTAACATATACAAAGAGATCTCTCCGTTTTCAAACATAACTTGAACATCCCATAGCAAGGAGCCACAAACGCATACCTCTAGTGGGTTATCTTTGTCTCGTAGGTCCATCATAGGTAGGCAGCCTTCCCTAATACGGCACTCTTTGCATGCTCAATGCCCTGATGGATTTGCTCCATCGTCATATCTCCTGGGTCTTTTGCATTGATCCCATCGTAGTTGAAGAAGGAAAGATCGATGCCGTACTTGCGAGCGTAAGCACGCAATTGTTCTGAGGCTTTCTTACCAGCGTCATCGTTATCAAATGCCGCAATTACCTTCTCTGCTCTGCGCATAATCTTTGCTTGATCTTCGCTAATGATTGCTCCGCATGTTGCGATAGCGCCTTCAACTCCGACCACTGCAAGACGCACAACATCAAGAGGTGACTCAACAACAACAAGGATGTCTGTTGCCATCTTCTCTACGCCGAAGACTGTCTTTGACTTCTTAATTCCTGCTGGCTGGTTCTTAAAGAAGCGACCAGTAGAACCCTTCTCCTGCCAGCCCCATAGTTCAAAGGTCTCTGGGTCACGGATAGGAAGTATCCATGCAAGGGTCTTAGGGTCCCAAAGCACTCCGTGATGCTCTGCTGCTGCAGGTGTAAGCGCCCTGCCCTTTAAGTTCTTAATAGGGGGCGTGGTAAAGACAGCAAGGCGTGCCTCACTCATACCGATCGCATCTTCTGATGGAGCAATGTAGTGGGGCAGTTCTTGAATGCGACGCATCAAAGCGTCAAGGGGAACATCGGCTTGCTGGTTGACGTAATCTCTAGCATCAAAGTAATCGATGCCCTTGAGGTCGCAGACAAGGGTGTAAACATTTCCCTTGTAACCACAGGAGAAACAGATGTGCGCACCTGTCTCGCCGTTGATCCACCAAGAAGGATTGTTATCTTCTTTTCCAGTTCTGGCTTTGTGCATTGGGCAGTAGCCCTGCACCTCTTCTCCCCGTTGTGCAACGAGTTGAATGTCTAGATTAAGAAGAACCTTTTCGACATCAATCATCGCACCATCCAAGTCGAACAATACTTGCACTTGGTCATCTCTGACTCATCGTGGAAGCAGCCTGTCTCCCAACGCCATGTAATGGCAGTCTCACTTGGAGGACAGTTACGGGACTGAACAATCTTAAGCAAACGAATCTCTTCGTCTTCTTCTACTGGCTCTAGTCCCAAGATAACATCTGAGTCCTGGAAGAACGAGGATGAGTAACCGATAGAGTCTGCGGTAACTTTTCCAGCACGCATCTTCCATAGCAAAGTCTGTGTGGTAATGACAATAGGCTTATCAATGCGCTGAGACAATCGCTTAAGAGCACGAGTGATATTAGTAATCGCTTGTGGCGTGTTCATCTCGCCAGTGTTCTCATCCAACATCAGGTACACACCATCTACAAATACGATGTCTGGCTTTGTCTGTTCAATCTTTGCTGCTAGTGCTGAGACTGTGATTCCGTTTACGGCATCTACTAGATGGAAGGGATGTTCTTTCTCCATGGTGTTAAGCATGTCGATATAGCGGTCTTCTTCTTCCTTCAGTAACTTTCCACGGCGTAATCTTCCGTGTGATACGTGAGCACGCATTGCATCGTGACGCTGTTGTTGTTCGTGGTTGTTCATCTCAAAGGACTGGAACATAGGAGTCTTACCTAAGCGGTGAACATTGATTGCAATCTGTAATGCGATCTGAGACTTACCAGTTTTAGGAGGAGCGATGACAGTGATTAACTGACCGCCTTGTAGACCTGCTGTTGCTTCATCGATCTTCTCAAAGCCAGTAGGAATGCCTAGGAAGGTAGAGTTCTGGAGTGCTTGGTAGTCTGCATAGCGTTGCTCTGTGTTCTTAGATAGGTCAACCTCATGAGTGCCTTGGATGCCCTGTTCATTGACAACAGAAATCGTCTTCTCCATCGAGAGAAGTGCGGCTTCATGATCGTTCTCTTGTAACTGCTCTACGGCATCTTCTAAACCTTGACGTGTGAGGAGTCGACGACGGAAGTCGACCATTGTGTCAAGCAAATAATCAATAGAGTCTTCTACATCAAGAATCTTGTAGTTAGGGTAGTGATCTTTGACAGTGGTACCTGTGGGAACCTCACTGTACTGACCGTAGTGCTGGCGTACAAATGACCAGACCTTGCGGTTATCCTCGTCTAAAAACCAAGCATCTTTGACACCACGTTCCATTGCAGGGATTAAGTCCCTGTCACGAATGATCTTGCTTACTAAGCGATGTTCGTTATCTGCCGCCACGTTTCCCCCTATTACAAATTGTTTAGTTCTACTCCTGCTGATCCATACATGGCTACACGGCCTGGGACATCGATCACTCCCTTTAGATTAGCACGATATGGAAGAGTCCCAACCAACTCTTGGGCATCCTCATACAACTGCCAGTAGTTAAATGGGTTAACTACTCGACGCTCAAGTTTCTCGAACGTCTTATCGAGCAACTCTTCTGACCAACCCTCTGATGCAAAGCCAGCCAACTCTAAAGAGATGCCGTAGTTGTTGGAGAGTACCCACAACTTGTTTGCATTGAGCATGTCAACATCGCCAATAAGAACGGTGGAACGACGAGACAGAAACTTCTTCTCTTCTTCGGTCTTTAATCCGATAACAACATCTGTTACGCAGATGACTTGGGGAGAGGAGACATTAGATATGTCCCCGCCTTTCACAGTACTTCTACTTTATTGTATTTAATGATGAGGTTACGGAAAGCAGCAGGGTCATCTATTGCTTCCTGCACTAAGTCTTCAGGGATATCCTCTGGGATCTTGATGGAGTAGTGACCGTTGTTGTACTTCATCTTCTGGTTTACAAAAGAAGTGTGCTTACAAGAGCCATTCTTATTCCATACAGGACAGGTGCAGCGGATGTCGTGTGTTTCAGTATCGACCTCTACCTCAAAAATACCAGCGTATTGAGAGGAGATAAACAACTGGACGGTTCTCCAAGGAGATTCCATGCTCATTCCTTTCATTGCGCACCTCGTAGGTCAGAACCAATGATAGGTACTCGGACGAATGCTTCGTGGGCGAAACTTGCCATCGCTTCTTTGTACTGTGCTTCCCAGTTTTCTAACCTAACATTAGTCGTGACGATGGTGGGTAGCCCCTTGTCATAACGCAATCGCAGGATCTCATCAAACGATGTATCATCATATTTAGATCCGTACTCTTTACCAAGATCATCGATGACCAGTATGCGAACATTAAGCCAGTCGAACTTCGACCGCCCGTGAAGTCCATCCAACTCATAAACCATATTGCGTTTGTCTTCGGGGTCTGCGTCGAAGGTCGACTTCTTTCTAGACAAAAACTCTGGGTAGGTCATGTAGTAGATCGGGCGACAACCTAAGCCATATTCGGTGACGTTAAGCCCTAAGACCTTTGCAGCCTCTGCATCATCATCTGGAAGACGGCGAACAAACTCCATGGCAGCAATGACTGCGTGAGTTGTCTTACCAATTCCTGGACCGCCATCAAAGAGAAGACCAACACCGTTGACTCCGATGTTGCCTATGCCCTTGATGACTTGACCACTGAGGGCATCGTCAATCCAGTTAGCGACAGCAGGTGGAAACTCTCCTGCTCTCTCAGCAACATCCGATGGCTCAAGGCCTAAGAAGCGACGAGGGATATTCGCAGTGCGAAGTAACCAGTGTCGCTTCAAAGACGAAAGCGTATTGATGTCGTACATCTATGCCTTGAAAGATAGTTCGCCAGCAAATGATGTTGGCTTGCCCTTTGCATCAAGAGCCTCACCAGCAACCAACTTCACACTCTTACGAGGTGTGAGTTCCTGAACCATGCGCTTGATGTAACGCTTACCTGCTGATGCGTTCTTCCATGCAGTTGTGAAGAGTGCCTGAGCAATGTTCTCTTCATTAACAACAGAGACCACTGCAAGCCATCCGCCTGCCTGCTCTGAGTTGAGTGTGAGATCTGCGGTGAACTTGTATGTTACTTTCTTTGCCATTTTTTAATCCCTCCCAGAATTAAGTTTGTTCCTGTTAACGTGCCGAATATAACCATAGCGTAACCGATTACTGTTTTCACTTGCTCTGTAGCCTCTTCTCATGGCGTTCTAGTTGTGCACGACCAGAGAGGGAGTTCTGAAACACAGTCCCATCGCTGGCAGTTAGTGTGCCCATCTTAACCACAGTTTCTGTTGGGGCTGTAACTTTGTTCAAGCC